TTATCGAGAAAGATTTTTTAAAAGCAATTTTAAGCTTTCCATCATTTTTTCTAGTTGAAGAGGGGTGATACCTTCGAATGATTGTTCAAGTACTACACTCGTTAGATCATTAATTTTATTAATCATTTCTGTACCACGTTCGGTAAGATATACACGTGTAATACGACCATCTGATTGACAAGAATAGGTTTCAACTAAGCCTTCATCTTTTAAGCGATAAACAATTTTAGTGGTAGTCGACATTTTTGAAATAATCATATCAGATAGCTCTGATACGCTAGCGTGAGGTTTACTACTTAGCGCAAGCATAATACGACGACGTGAATTATCTAGGCCATATTTTTTGAGGGCATTATCAATATTTTGTACATATTGAGCATGGACCTGAGTAATCCAATAATATGGAAAATCTTCAAGAGTGAAAGATTCTGTTGTAGGTAAAAAACGCGCATACTTCTTTGTCATTGACTTTTCCCCATACCTTGGTGGATCGCATTTTATGAAACTTATTTTAATAGTGGAAAAATATAGTTTCACTAAGCAAGTTATATCAGGACTTTAAGTCATGAGCAAAATTTATATTGTTTGATTAACAAGGACAAACTATAAATTTTCCTCTTCTGATAAAACTTATTCCTTACCGTTTATTTGAACTTGGCTACTCGCTTGGTCGTAAAATGAACGATATTTGTTTGCATGAGAATCGTAGAAAAAAAAACTCGTTTTGAACGTGACATTTCTATCAAAATTTTTTGTCTATAAAGTCATAACTTAAAAAAATAAATCCATTCAATAAGTAAATATTTAAATTAATCATATGTTTAAAAGATTTTTTGAAGATGAAAATTTACCATACATTTAACACAATTGATGAATTATCTATAAAATTAATGAATATTTGTTTGTAAGTTATTGATTTTAAATGTTAAAATTATTTGTGTGAATAAGTGTAAGTTTTCGATTTTTTTTGCACTAATTTCTTTTTTATTCTGCACTTAGCTTTTTCTTTTTTATTCTGCACTAAAGTAATTAAGACAACTGTTAATTAAAAAGACTGAGCACCCAGCTACGGCATCCAACTTTGCTTCAATAATGGTCTGTCCGCGAATATAGTCATCACGGGCAATGTAGCGAAATGGCATATCAGCTTGAAATTGAAGAAATTCACGTTCAAGCTTTCGCAAATCTTCTTGTCCCTTCAAGTGTTGGCGAGAGACTTCTTCGATTTTTTGATTTGTTGATTCAAAATTCTGCTGAATACTATTACTAATTTGATTACCTAATAATTTAAACATTCCCCAGACTGTACTAATGACAGTCGAGAGAATTATAAATATTTGATAGGGTTCAAGTTGTATGGTCATGCATCCTCCTTAACATCGGATGCTGAAGGTAACGGCTTAGGTTTACTTTGATTTATGAAACGACCTATTAGCCCAAGCACAGCTAAACCTAAAGTAATTTTTGACTGCGTGTCTGGTGGTAAAGTATTAATTAATTCTGGTGGTAATGTTTCATAGAAGGCTTGTACGGCAACGATTCCTGCAAAGGCAACGTTACTAAACCATTTCCACCCGGTTTGCCAGTTATGTACCCAGAATCCAAATTTCAAACTGGAACCATGAATACCTTGTATGAACTTAGGTTCTACAATTTTATTTGGCTGATTCGCAGGCAAATCTCTCTTTTGTTGATTTAAACGACGCTGCAATTCTTTAGGTGAGACATAATACTTTTTACTCATGGTGTATCTCCAGCTGCATAGCGAAGATTCCCAACCACACGGCGCGCCCAACCACGTCCGAAACTATTAAAGGTGGAAAGTTTGGTATAGAACTCAAGACGCTCAGCAATAAATAGAACTAAAACATCATCAAGTGTCATTTTTTTAATAGCACCTAATGTTTTATCACCCACTTTACCGTCATCTAAAACACCTACAGCCCGCTGTAACATACGGATTGCATTACCGATACCATGATTAACCGCAGCATCAAAAATTTGATAGCTGATAGCACCAGTGAATTGGTCACATTTTGCACGCTTCCAAAATGCAACACGGTAAATTTCTTTTGCCTGTGAACGAGTCATACTTTTCATGGAGTTCGTAAAGCCATTTTCTCGTGCTGTTGCAATAGTAATTCCCCAATTGGTTTCTCCGCCCGGGTCTTTCGGATTATTTACATAGCCACCTTCGTGACCAATGGTGCGCTCAAACACTTCATCAAAAGTGATTTGCATCGAATTGAACTCTAATAATTAACATACTGTAATTATTGAATTTAGGAAGTAATGTTTTGAGTGGAACTATTTCCAAAAATAAAACCGCCCGAAGGCGGTTAGAGTAAGAAAAAAGAGTAATTAGGCGAACATATCAAGCTGATTGCTTGGACCCTTAAATGAATCATTTTTCTTATTCAACATATTATGACGTACTTGGCGAATCCAGCGTGAAGTTACATTGTATTTCTTAGCTAATGACTTCTGTGCCTCAGTATTAGCCCCAATTTCTTCCAGATCCTGCTCAATCCGTTTATTCCGTAAAACACCAAGATAACGGTCAGATTTGGGAATATATACGAGATCACCATTCCAATACTGACATAATTTTTTCAAATTATTGAAACCAAGTAATTCAGCCAATTCATGGCTTTCAGTTATGGTTTTGAGGGGAGGGAATTTATAATCAGATCCACCAAACTGCTCAATTAAAATCATCGCAGTTCGGTAGTCTGTAAGTTGAATAATAACTCTAAGGTTTTCTGGTAGCTTGTGTAGATATTCGTCCTGTTTCATGGGTAACTCGCTTCTTTCTGTACTCTAATGAAGCAACTATACGCCATAGCTCATTTTCCGTACAAAATTCTAACGCTTCTTTCTGAAACATACGTTTAGCAATACCTACAGCATAATTCCAATGTAAATTACTTTCTGTTAAAAGAGCTTCTATTTTTGAAATTAAGGCTTCTTTACTTAGTTTAACTTTTGGTTTTTTACCAAATTCACGTTTTGTAAATCCAAGGAATTCAAGATGCTGCAAAACCTTAACTAACTCATCATCATTTAGGTCTTTTGCAGATCGCTTTCCGGCGATCTGCTCAAGCATGTCTCGATAAATATCATCGTCAAGGCCAAGTTTGGTTTTACCCATGTGAATTGCAGCCAGACGTTGATTACGCGAGGGCTGTTTCACTTTCCATCTCCGTAATAAGTTTTATGGAGTCACTAACTTTAATCAGATGATTTAAAGCAGTTTTACCTGAAGAAAAATGTGTTCCTTTGTACTCAATTTTTTTATCCAAATTCGGATAAAATTCATAAGCGCGTTTCTTACCGAGCCTTTTAATAGCTTGTTTTTTCTTAGCAGGACTAATTACATAAACAAAGCGGCTAGGAAAAAATTTGCTTTCAACATGCTTATCGGGATGAACCAGCCATTCACCTTTGACAAAACTATTAACAAAAACCTCTACAGCAAGTTTTAAATCTTGAACTCGCTCGAGTTTAAGATGAACAATATAGCCATCACATTCCAATTTGACTGGATACCACTGGCTGTTTAATCTTTTAAGGATGAAGTCTTTTTCTTCTTTGGTTAGAGCCATTACAGTACCTCCAAAGCAGCTTGTATCAAGCCGCATATAGCACAAATTGACAGTAATAGAGGTACAGCTGCTTTTACTTTCAAAATCACTTGATCAAAAGGCGGTAAAGCTAACTCTTTGCTAGCAAGCCAAGCTTGTTTCGAAGTTTTACAACAATTGTAAAGCCCAATTATAAAAACAAGATAAAAGGGGATAATCATCATGATACTTCTCCCAAGCTTTCAACTACTTCTGGCGGTAAATTTTCTAAGTCTTCAACTTTAATCATTTTCTTTTTTTTCCTTATATGTCAGCATTTCTACTCCAGTTTGCATGCCTAAAAGAAAAGCTTTTTGAAAAATTTCTTGTTTAGATGCTCTAGAATTAGCTTTTAAAAAAATGCCTGCTTGTTGTTTTGCATAAGCTTCTGCTGCCGTTGCAATATCTGCGGCTGATTTAGCCATATCTTTTCTCCAATTCGCTACTCATCAGTACTAGTCCACGACGACTAGCAGACACAGGCACGAATGCCTGTGTTTCGCTTAGAAAGGCATATCTAAATCATCTTCATCAATATTGTTAACAGCCTCTCTAAGAGCTTTACCTGCCTTGAATGAAGGCACTTTTGACGCTGCAATTTGTATTTGTTCCCCAGTTTTAGGATTGCGACCTGTACGCGCAGCGCGTTCTTTTACAGAAAAAGTTCCGAAGCCAACCCAAGAAACACTACCTCCTTCAGCTAAAGCAGCAGTGATTGCATCTTCTACAGCTTGTAGTGCAGCTGCTGCTTGTGTTTTTGTTAATTCCGCATCAATTGCAATGTTTGCGATTAAGTCAGATTTATTCATGATTTGTATTTCCTTCTTTAGTTTCAGTGAGTAGCTGTAGCAGCTGGGTCAACAGTTTCAATTTCATAGCCAAAGTTGTTGCGTGATTTAACACTTGCACCAATCTCAGCGATTAGTTCTGGGGTAAGTTGTTTGATAGCCTCCTTGTCTGGTTCAGTTTTAGTACGAATGCAGTGATCAAGCTGTAATTGCTTAAGCACCTGACATGTAAAAACTGGGTCTGGAATAGACACGCTTGTTGATAAACGGTAGCCAACTGAGCCATGTGTCAGTTTCTTGCTTTTTACCTGTGAAAACTCTGTTTTACGGTGATCACAAAATTCCTTAAGCTGAAGCTCATGGGCTTTGACTCGTTCAAGTAGCGGTTTGAGGCGCTCTTTTGTTGCCTCTTTAATTTTGTCTACCTTCTCATTACATGCAGCTTCCTCAAGTGCGATGTCGCGGTTAAGGTCTGCCATTTGGGCCAGTGTCTGATCTACTGCTTCCCAGCTTTGAAGTTGTGGCTCTTTAAGTGATTTACGTGCCATTAAATATTTACTCCTTGTTCTTTTTCATAGGCTTGGATCATTGCCTTGTATACCTTTTTACGATTTGTACATGTCACAGGATGCATCCAATGAGCACGATGCGGGCTCATGGCAACATTGCCTGCTTTAACCATTGCGTCTGTAGGCTCACGAGGTACAAGCACATAATCACCACTCATCAATTTGTCTAAATCTTTTGCAAACTTTTGACGTTTTACTTCGTTATTCACACTTAGCCCCTTATATGTTTCTGCTTTGCTTCATATTCGGTTTGGCATCCGATACAACGGGTAACACCACCAAGCTTTCGGCGCTGTTCAGGAATCAACGCACAACATTCTTCACACTCATAATTGCTTTGATTTTCAAAGCGATTTGTGTGGCTGAGTGTATAAGCCACATTTGCTTCAATGATTTCAGAAGCAACATCTACTAAGTCAGCCATAGCCACTCCTACGTAATTCGTTTTCTGTTTACGCCACCAATTGAACAGGTTTGACATGCTCTCCAATGGCGCATTTCTGCTGGGTTTTGTGTCGGTGCCTCTCGTTCACGATAGGCACTGCACTCACTCGGGCTGATGCTTTTTCGAAGGTAGGGACATTGCACTTGCCCAAGAACACGCATCACACATTTGATTAATTTCTCTGTACTTCCGACATATTTATCTCGTAAAGCGAGTGAAAGACTTGGGCGTGCATAACCCAGCTCATCAGCAACTTTTTTGATACTGCCCAACTCATCAATACGGGCATACACAAGCTGCTTCCACGGTTCCATTTCAGATACAGGCAGCTTCTTTGATGAAGTTGGCATACCATAGCCCCCCGGTCATAATTACGATTAAGACAACTAAAGCAGCGACAAGATTTCGGTAAAATTTCTTGCTGTACACCAGCTCAAGTTCTGCTTGTTTTGTACAATCACGTTGATATACAAGTTCAGATAAAAGGCGAGCACGATCTCCTTGAACAAATTGCTCTTTTTGACCATTTAGAACAGTTGATTGCATCTGTTTATTCATTTTTTTAATCCTTGCTTTAATAGAGAACCGTGCTTTAATTCCTGTTCAAAAACATGTGATCCTTGAAACATCAATTCATTTGTGTTCTGATCAACAACTTGACGGATACTACGAATAGTCGGTGGTTTTGAGCCGGTGTTCATGTCTGGTAAAAGTTGATACTTTGTTTTTTTGTCTGTTTTAGTTCCAAGCTTTGAGACATAACCCGCACACCACAACATCACCAAGTATTCTTCCGATACATGGGTGGGAACAGTTAGTTCATCGTTACTTGAAAGAGCAGCAAGCTCATGGGCATTTACAGCTGCTCGTGTGATTCGCAATGTATTCCACATTGCCTTCTCTATAAGTTCAGAATTTTTTGGCTTTACGAATGAACCATCTCTTCGGATTTCAGGTGGGGTATAGCCACTATCCCGTTCAAGTCGGTAACGAGTAGGTTTTTCTGAAATGACGCTCAAGAATCCAGCGGCTTTAAGACCGTCAATAAATGCTCGTGCAGAGTTAATCCGCATCGAGCCAGCTTCAGCCACCTCAAGAAGGGTGAACCCTTCTGAGCGCTGACGTATTTCATTCCACACACGTTGATGTGGAGGTTCGTATGTATTTACTTTTGAATTTTTGCCCATAACCATTGATTTAGAATTGGGTGTAAAAAACGCGCTGTCCATGTTCAGAAACTCCGTGGTTTAGGGCTTTCGCCAGTTACAAATCCATGAGGTAAAATGACTTTCAACTCTTGTGGTGAAACTCGGTTGATACCTTGCTCAAGGCACTGCTCATGTAGCATTTCAAGATTCGTTGAAACCCGTCGAGTAGAACCACGTACTGCTACAATGAGCTGTTCTAGAACTGGAATGTCTATTTCGATATGAGGTGCATAAACACGGCTCAATAACAAAGCGTCATTGATATCTGAAGGTAAGGCTGGTACCCAGTTCAAAACACGACCATGAAAACGCTCCCATTTCTCTAATTTTCTTGGTAAAAGTTCTTCACCAATAATTAAGAAAGTACCTTGGCTTGATTCATAAAGATCACGAACAATTTCAACTTTATTGCCTTGAATGAGGTGGTCAAACTCATCGATAATCAATGGGCGACCTGTTTTAGCAAGTTCTGCACTAGCGAGTTCCATCATGTCGCTTAAAGTTGCTTGAGGTGGAATGCTCATTTCGCGGAGTAAGGCTTGAACAAATGCTTTCTTTGTATATGTGGATTTCACTTGCACATAGAATGCATTGGTTTTAGTTGCAACAAAGTTAGCTCCAGTTGATTTACCAAACCCACTTGGGCCATAGAATGCAGAAATGCCCGGCAATAAAGGATTGCGCTGTAAAGTACGACTAACTGCTTCATAACACTGAGCAATATTGCGAATATGAGCGATACCGCTAGTAGAGTTTGAAGGATTGACATTTGATGTCATTTAAATCACCATTAAAAAGTAAGTTGTTTGTTTTATGTGCTGGTACGCCAATACCATCACGCTTGACGGCGCTCTAAATGCGTTTTGAGCGTTTCGTCATCTAAGCTGCTTTGTTTAAATTTCTTAGAAACTTGGAACATTTCCCAGAATGTTCTGTCTTGTTCTGTGACCTCCTTACCATTTAAGATTTGGTTATCTATAGCTATCCAGCGTTGTACTGGAGAAAGTGAAGTTGTTTGCTCTTGCTGAGGTTCTTCAGGTAAACGAGCATCTTTGAAATAAATGATTTCTTGATCTTTCTTTTGCACTGGAAGTGCTTCCAACTCAGCCATGATTTGTTCGCGTTTATCCATGCTAAATGGAATAATCGTTTGATTTTCAACGTGTTCAATAACTGCTTTTGGACTCATTTCTTCCAATACTTCTGATTGTTTTGCAGCTAAACGACGCATACGGCCATCTGCACGTGCAGCTCTAGCTTGTTCAACTTTCGAAACTGGGAAGTAGTTACGTTTATTGGCATTCCAAAATGCATAGCAAATTAGACGACCATTCTCATCACGTACTACAATTCGATTTGCGTCATGAATGTCATATCCAACAAGGACGCTTTCACCGTGATACTGTTCCAGATCTGCACTGAAATATCGGTTTCCGAAAAGATCGATTTCACCTCGACGAACCTTACGTTCTTCATAGGGACGAAACAGATCTTCTGCATCCCAATCCTCGACGCGATCAATTGGAGCGCCTTGTTCTAACGCTTCATTCCAAGCTTCTAACGGCGTTTGATAGCGTTTTTTTAAAGTGACTGGGTCAGTAATTCGCTTTAGGCCGCTATGAGGTTTGTTGTTATATTGCTCAACTACTTGAGCTACATAATCCACAAAATCTAACCAGCTAATCATTACTTTAGTCTCGCCATAACGCTTAATTTCGTTACGTGTAAGCTTGAACACAGCATTACTAGCCTCACTATCCATATCTTTACCAATATAAGTTGGTAAATTTTTGGCAGCTTTAACCCAAATAGTTTGGTGACTGCGTTCAATCAGGCCTTTTGCCTGCGAGTTGTAAGGTAGGGCATGGCTTACTTCGGTATTAAGTCGAGCCAAGACACCTCGCCCTTGTGCTTTCAGTAAGTCATTTTTATAACCAGAACCATTGTCAACATAGAAAATTGCTGGAATTCCACATTCAGTGGCACTCATACGAATTGCATCCAAAACAGCCCAAGAACTTTCTGATAAAGCTATTGACCACCCAACGAGGCGGCGTGTTGCCACATCAATAATTGATGTGAGTTCTGGTCTGAAAGGTTTCCCATGTTGCGGATGAGCAACTTCTGCATCAAAACAGTGTCCATCAGCTGTGTAGATATCAGTCGGTAAAAGCGCTGTTGTATCTCGACGAATAAAGGGCTGAATATTCTTTAATTCGCGTTTACCCATCCGACCTTTTTGCACGTCAACATTTCCCATTTTCTCATTAAGAAAACGGTATGCCTGCGCATAAGTGGGGCAGGGAATGCTGGCATCCAAATATTGAGGAAGTTGTTCCAATACAACTGTCAATGTCGGCTTTTGAGGTTGGCCCCAAAGTTTAAGTAAAGCACCTGCCCATTTCGGGATAGTCATCTGTCGTTGTTTGGGAGCAAGAACAGCAATAACAGGGATATTGCGTTTTTCTGCTTCCTCTACTGCTTTAATCCAGTCAAAGACTGATCGACGGCTAACAACCCGATGTTCACCTGCTTTAGCATTTCCTTTCGCAATGGCCTCTAGAATTTCGTTTGGTAATGATCCTAAAGATGCCTTCTCAACGAACTGTTCAATGGCAGGGGTTTTCAATACGCCTTGTTTCATTTGTTGCTGAATATAGCGAACAATAAACAAACGATTTTCAGCGACTTCACGTTGCCAGTTCATCAATTCTGCTGCATTAACTTTCGTAGTATTAGATTCAACTTCCAAAGAGGTAGAATGAGCCACTTCATTAACATTCTCTTGAATGCTTTTAAGAACTAATTGTTCTTTTAATTCGTTAGAAAGTTCGTATTCTTTTCGAACTCCCCCTTTTCCACGACTTGGAACTTCTCTATACTTCAGATTGTTTGTTTGAACATATTTTTCCCATCCTCGTCTTGTGGTTGGGAACCCGGATAAGTTCAAATCTAATAAATCAGCAATACTGTAATGTGTTTTCATTAAGCACATTCCTTCTTGCTGTTGCTGTAGCGTGGATATAAACGCTTGTTATCTTTAGTCCAACGTTCTGGGAAAAGTACATGCAAAGGCTCTCCTAGAAATTGAGAGATAACAAGCTCTCCACTTTTACTGGGATGGCAAAGAGCATTACGAACTGTTTGTGCAGGCAAGTTATTGTCCTTTGCTAATTGAGTTAAGGATTTACCTCTACGCTCAATTTCAGCTTTAATGCTGTATTTATCCCAATGTTCTGTGGGTTTTTGCTCGAATCCCATATGAACTCCTTAGCCTTATTAGGCGTTTTTTTTAACGGTTAGAATTGGCGTTCGCCTTTTCTAACGAAATAATAGTTCGTAAAAAGTTCGAAGTAAATAGTTCGCAATATAAATTACGAAACTTTTTGGGAGTATTTTTTTAAGTGACTGATATTAAATATAATAAAGTTGTTCGTTTTTCTGATTTTGATATTGCACAAGGTTCGCAATTCAAGGAATTTAATTACGAACAAGAAAAAACTCCTATACAGAAGCGTTTGTATTTTTTAATGCTTAATGGAAAGCAGCCAAGAGGCGATAAAGAATCACTTTATGGATGGTGTGCAAGAATAGGATTATCTAAATCAACAGCTTTTGGAATTTTTTCCAAAGGTAATCAAAATATGCATCTTTCAGTTGCTCAGACTATCTCAGATGCAACAGGAGCAGACGTTGAATGGATTAAGAATGGTACTGGTGTACCTTTCCCAATTTATTCAATGGATGAGATTATTAATAAACAAATAGAAGAAGCCATAGAAGACCAGATTCTTGAGACTAATATAAATCCAGAGTTTGATGGACTTGATACTCAACTTTTACAACAAGCTTTTGATACCCTTGATAAGGCTTTAAAAGTTACAAAACGGAGTATGTCACCTAAGGCTAAAGCTAAATTTGTAGTGAGCCTATATGACAATCTTTCTGAACCAGGAAATGCAAAAATTGAATTATTACAGGAATGTATAGAGACGGTTGAGCAAGCACTACTCGACACACGACGTATAATGTCGTCCTCTGCTAAATCTGAATTGATTTTAATTATCTACGATTTGTACTATGGCAACACAGCTTATAAAGAAGCGATGAAGACGACATTAGACGAGTTAATAAGGAGTACAAGCTGATATGCCAGAAACCACTACACCAAGCTTAGATGTTCAAACACTGAAAAATGCTGGGCTTAAATTACCAAAGAAAGCTTTAGATATATTTCTAAATGAATCAGAACTTCAAACTATAACTTTAGAATTAAAAATTGCTGGAAGTGAATTATTTAAACTGGAGTTTGTCCTAGATGATCTTCAATTACCGAATAAAACAATAACTAAGACAGTAGGGGCGACTGTCGAAAGTTTATTAAATCAAATACCCGCTATTCAGCAAGTGCAAAATAAAATACAAATTTCTTAAAGTTATGTTGTAGCTATAAAATGTAGTGCAAAATAACGGGTAAATTTAAACGCGGCTAAATTTACCCTTAAAAATCCTCAAAACATTGACACTATTAGCTTTCATCCCAGTTCATCCCAGAATATCCCGCTTAGTCCCACAAATATGGAGTGCAGAATAAATAGATAACTCACAATAAGGGGTAATTATTTCTCAAAGATTCAAATGTAATTCTACAAATTTTGAAATTAAAATATGAGTGTGGCCTCAAATTAAATTTTTAGTGTTTTACCTTAGAACAACTGATAACACATGCCGTTCAAATTAATCTATAAAACTGAGTACTAATAAAAAGGGAGAATTTATATTCTCCCTTTTTAAATTATGAGTTTGTTAATAATTTTTCTTCTTGATTCTTTTTAATGATGGCATAACTTACTCCCGTTACGATACTTCCAGCCGCAATTGCTGCAAGATACAACCACGCATGATTGATTGCATTTGGAATCAGTAGTACAAATACACCGCCGTGTGGAGTCACAAGCTCACAATGAAATAAAGCAACTAATGCACCAGTTACTGCGCCACCTAGAATACAGGTTGGAATAACGCGCATTGGATCTTTTGCTGCAAATGGAATTGCACCTTCTGAAATAAAGCATAAACCAAGCACAAATGCAGCTTTACCTGCATCTTTTTCACCAGTACTAAATTTATTTCTAGCGAGGAAAGTTGCAATTGCCATCCCAATTGCAGGAACCATACCGCCTGCCATCGTGGCTGCCATTGGCATATAGGTATTGGTAGTAAGTAGTCCGACTGTAAAAGCATAAGCAGCTTTATTGATTGGTCCGCCCAAATCAATACACATCATACTTGCCAGAATAATTCCCATTAATACAGCATTTGTTGTGCCCATATTGTTGAGGAAATCTTTCATTAACTCAAAAATATGCGCTACAGGTTGACCTACCACATAGAACATAATCAGTCCAACAGATAATGTTCCTAATAATGGAATAATCAAAATGGGTTTAAGAGACTCTAAGCTAGTTGGGAGCTTAACTTTTTTAGCAATAAATAACGCGATATAACCTGCCAGGAAGCCAGAAACAATACCGCCTAAAAATCCTGCTTGTAACTGTGCTGCCAATAAACCCCCGATTAAACCTGGTGCAAGACCAGGGCGATCTGCAATGGAATATGCAATATAACCCGACAGCATGGGTACCATGAGGGTAAATGCTGCTGCGCCAATCTGTTTTAATATGGCTGGCAGACTACCAGCTTGTTCTGCTGCATTTAGGCCAAAACATAAAGAAAGTGCAATTAGCAAGCCACCCGCAACAACCATAGGTAGCATATAAGAAACGCCAGTTAATAAGTGTTTATATACACCAACTTTTTCAGTTTTATCCTTATTTTCCGTTGTTGCTTGCTGTTTACCTTGTTCTAAAACCTGAGCATTAGCAATTGCCTCAGCAAAAGCCTTGTCGGTTTGTTTTAAAGCAAAACCAGTGCTACATCTATAGACACGTTTACCTACAAAGCGGTCAGTGTTGACTTCAATGTCAGTAGCAAGAATAACAATATCGGCATCAGCAATCGCTTGAGGTGATAAAATATTCTTCGCACCTACAGAACCTTGAGTTTCTACATCGATTTGATACCCAAGTCTTTCTGCACCTTGTTGTAACGCTTCAGCTGCCATAAATGTATGGGCAACTCCAGTTGGGCAAGCAGTAATGGCAACAAAATGAGTTGCGGTATTTGAAGCTTGCTTAGGTTTTTGTTCCCACTCATTTGCTGGTTTTGAGTGTTCAAGTGCCGTTAAAAGTGCTTTGTCTGCATCATCTTTAATATCTTCAATAGAAACTAAAGATAAAGCGGTTTGACCAAAAACATTTAGATTTTTAGGTTGCTGTCCAATAATAATGACATGATCAAAATGATCGTTTGATTCAAACTCATCGAGTGAAATGACACTATGTTTATAGCCGTGTTGGGTTGCGACTAAAGCAAGTTTACGAGCCAAGATTAAAGCATTGACTTGCTGTTGCGGACCATTAGTGACAAATAATAAATGTTTAGCAGTTTGCAT